CCGCTAACCCGACTTGCTCTAACACCACGCACAAGTTCAGCCATTGCGATTGCAAGGAACCCCAACCCGAATGGCGAGAGCTTGGCCCTGACGAGGTAATCTGTGAGGGGGATGAGATGCTATGTGATAAAGGATGGGTTCCTTGCACTCTCGTAGTTGGAATGAAGGTAAGAAGCAATAAGGAACCCCGACCAATCTTCCGAACCCGCCGCACGTTGCCAAATCAGGAACCCCTATTCCCGCCAGTCAACCCCAAGCAAGTCCTCACACCAGAGGAGCGCACCGAGCAGTTAAAGCACAACAGCGAGCTCGCAAGGCTCAAGGAGATGGTCATGGACGCCGCAAAACGTGGCGACGAAATGGCCTCGCATTGGAAAGAGCGAGCCGAGAAATCCGAATTGATTATTAAACAACTTAACCACCTAGCAAAACAACTATCCAAAGCTAGTAAAACCTAATTACCACTCACAGCTAGTATGAACCACGACATGTTTAAAAAAACACTAGACGCTTGTGTTGAGTACAGAAAACAGCTCGACGAGAGAACCAACGAGGTCGCAAGGCTCCGTGAGCTTCTGAACCGAGCGATTCATATCAACGAAGAGAAGTGCACCTCATGCCGTTGCGACCATTGCGACACGCTAGAAATGGAGCTTGAGACAATTAAAAGAGAACTCAACCAACTAACCAAATGAACACACACGAAAACACTAACAACAAACTGACGAAAGCCTACGAAACAGCTATCTACAACCTGTATCTCATCACGCAAAAAGAGAACACGGACTACGACACCTACGACGGCGCGGTTGTCTGCGCTCCCGACGAAAAGACCGCCCAGAACATGAATCCGCGCACTGGCAAACCGATGACCGATGGAGATTGGGAGTACCCCTACAACGAATGGGCTTCCGACCCAAAGCGGGTGAAAGTCAAGTTTCTCGGCACAGCCGTACCCTCGTCAAAACAAGGGGTCGTGCTGGCCTCCTACACCTCGGGCTAACCCGCAAGATTAGAATCTACATCGAAATTCACCCATGAGGGGAATAACCCAACACAAATCAATCAAATGAACCCAGAAACCTACGACCCAAATCCAAAATCCGCTGACTGCGACTGCAACCATGCTCCTTGTGAACACAAGGTGAAGGCGTGCCCAGTTCGACACCGCATCGAAGAACTGCGATCTTGCCCTGCCTATGAAACACACATTGAAGAGCTTGAAGCCCTTGCTTTGAAAGTATTGGAGGACGGAGAGGAACAAATCTCCATGCTCACGGAAGTATTGGAAGATACCGAGCAAGTCCGCGATAGCTGGTGCGAGGCATACACCAAGGAGCGTGATGCTCACAGAGAAACCTGCAAAAATGCACAAGCTGAAATCGACAAGCTCCACACAGAAAACATTTGCCTACAAGAACTCATCCAAGAATTCTACGAGTGGTCACGCCGAGACTACCCGACCGAAGCCGAAGTCGGAGAGATGATGGATCGCTACTACAACCTACTAAACCATAACCCGAACAATAAACCATCCTAGTTTACTGAAACACCACAAGTTTACTCACCAGTAAAAAGCCACACAATTAATAAAAACATCAACACCGCATTTAATAATAATATGAACCCCGACACCACACCAACTTACGCCAATCTAACTATTGCCAAGATAGAACGCGAACTGACCGAGAAAACCAACGAGGCTTCCAACTGGCATCAGCACTACCGGGATGAACGGAAGACTGCCCAAAGCTGGAAAGAGTGGGGATTCAAGCAACAAGATGAGGTCGCAAGGCTCCGTGAGGTATGCGAATGGGCTGCTGATATGATGGATGGTATCAGCCCTGCAAGGGGTCAAGAAATCCGAGATGCACTAGCCCGACTCGCCCCCGCGCCAGAGGAGTCCGTGAGCGAGGGAACCCGCATCGCAGCCGAAGCGAGAGATGCCTGCAATTCACTGACCGAGGAGGAGCGCAAAAGATACGCCTCCCTCGCCGAAGATGTGCTGAAGCTCCACAAGCCGGACACGGAAGGCGTGGCGGGTCTTTATTCCCAGCGAATGGTGGTTTGCCCTGTCTGCGGCAACAAGAGATGCCCAAAAGCAAACGATCACCGCGCCGCCTGCACAAACTCCAACGAGCCAGGGCAAGTGGCTGAGTTGGCGCAACCCGCTCCCGAATGGCGCATCCGTGACATAGGAGAAACCATTGAAATCGGAGACGAGCAACACAACGGGTGGGAATGGCTAGCCTGTGTAGGCTTCCAGATTGGCCAACCCGTTACATGCAGAGAAATTCGCATCCGCACCCGCCGCCCGTTGCCTGTGCAGGAGGAGATGCCGCTGGAGAAGGAACTAGACTACCTGACCCGCCCATCATTCCACGCATCCGACATTCACAATCACGCTCTCATCGTGGAGTGCCTCCGCTACCTCCGAGACGAGATCCAGAAGCTAAAACAGAAATGAGATTCAAGGCCAAGGCAAACATGACTAGGCGAGTTGCTGGTCAGATGAACAAAACCGAGCAAGCCTATGCCGCCCTGCTAGAAGAACGGAAGAAAGCTGGAGAGATCCATCACTACCAGTTTGAAGCTGCAAAATTAAGACTTGCAGACAACACAAGCTATTGCCCTGACTTTATGGTAGTAGATAAAGATGGATATATTGAATGGCATGAAGTAAAGGGGTTTTGGCATCAGGCTGGAAGAATTAAAATTAAAGTAGCCGCAGATATTCACCCATATTTTCGATTCGTTGCTGTCCAATACAAGAAAAAGCAATGGTCATACGAGGAGTTTTAACATGAGTGAAGAAGAAGACAAAGATTGCTGTCCTTGCTGTGGACGACCATACAAACTAACAAGGACTCGCAAAAAGTCAGAACCAAAGCCCACAGATGAGGAATGGATGGCATCACTCAAGGATCTCTATCCCTGGGCTGATGTTCCTACCGAGTTGAAGCGTATGGAGGCTTGGCTATCCATCAATCCTCGTCGCCAGAAGACCAAAAGATTCATCATCAACTGGCTGAATAAAGTTGAAAAGCCATTGAGCATTCAGATACAAAAGCCAACCATAAACAAGGTGCTTCCCAAAGTTGATGAAGATCATTATCGGGCATGGAAGACAGCAGAAGGATACCCTCCTGCAATCATACCAAGCCTGTTCAAAGATGATCCTGCATTCATCCAGAAGAAGTATCTAGCAACCACAAAACCATGAACCTAGAAGAACAAGAAATCGAACGCCTCCGCACCCAGATCATCTATCTGCAAGAGGTACTGAAAAAGATCGTGGAACTAAATAGCATGGGAAAATCCTTGCGAGTACATGATCTATGCAAGGATGCCCTAGAGAGACTTAATCCCTATGAGTGAGGAACGCACCATGCAGGAGAAGCTAGACCTTTCCAATGATCAGCGTGATCGTGCTATAGCCATAGCTGACGGCATGATGGCATGGGAGACTCCTGCACAGGCAAGGCAGTCATCCAAAGATCTATCAGCACTTAAAAAAGAGATCAATGAAAAGCAGGATTGACTCCATCTTAAACGAGATCGGACTTGAGACTCCCGATTTGCCTCCGATTAACAAGCGAGAGGCATTAGAAATGGGCATGATTCAAGGCAGAGAGAAGCCAAAGATATGCGAGGGATGCGGAAAGAGTGCCTACGCCTCACGCTCCAAATGCGATCAAGCGGCAAAGTCTCGACTCAAACAGGGCAACGCAGGAACGGATTTCTTGCGGAGTTATGAATGCGACATTGTGCCAGGGAATTGGCATTTATCTTCAAGTCACAACAAACTAAACAAATGAACCAACTACAAGCCTTAACGATGCTGACGCTCATGCATACAGCACCCATGCAACCACAGACTTATTATGTGGCAAATCTATCCGAGAACGATGGAGCCAATTGTGGATCATACTACATGGTTTTCCCACAGAACCAAGTAATGCCACAGCAATATGCACCTATAACGCCATGCGTTATGGATGAGCATGAAGGTTATTCGGAGGAATAATGAATGAGCTACACTTATTTGCTGGAGTCGGGGGAGGAATACTCGGCGGGATGCTTCTCGGACATACCACAGTATGTGCTGTTGAGCTTGAACCTTATTGCCGTCGAGTCTTGCTCCAGCGGCAACGAGAAGGCTGGCTTCCAAGATTTCCAATCTGGGACGATGTTACCACTTTTGATGGAAAGCCCTGGAGGGGAAAAGTTGACATTGTTGCAGGAGGATTCCCTTGCCAAGACATCTCTTCAGCAGGAAAGGGAGAAGGAATTACAGGCGAAAGAAGCGGTCTTTGGAAAGAAATGTCGAGAATCATTTGTGAGGTTCGACCCAGATACGCTTTCGTGGAAAACTCACCAATGCTCACTTCTAGAGGATTGGGAATCGTTCTCGGAGACTTGGCCTCAATGGGGTATAATGCAAGATGGGGAGTGTTGGGAGCCGACAATCTTTTTGCCCCACATTCTAGAAAGCGAATTTGGATTGTTAGTGAATTGCGGGGGGGGGGGGGCCACAATATGGCCAACTCCAACAGCCTGTATGAGCAAGGGAACCAATGTGAATGCCCTAACAAGAAAGAATGGAAGGAGCAGGGAGAGGGATCGTCTAGACCATGCTGTCCTTCATATGATGGTGTTTCCTACACCCCAAGCAAGCGATCACAAAGATCGAGGTCATGTTGGTTCTCTTTCGATCCAGCGGAGATTGGAGAAGGGAAAGCAAATCAACCTCTCAATGACAGTATCAAAGAAACATGGGGCATTGAATCCAGAGTGGGTAGAGTGGCTCATGGCATTCCCAATAGGGTGGACAGACTCAAAGCCCTTGGAAACGCCCAGGTTCCAATCGTGGCGGCAACAGCATTCAAAATCTTAAAACCATGATCATCACGGCACAGCCGTTTTTAAACGAGGTAGAACGCCTTTTAATCAAGTTTGAAACCCTCAAGGGTGCTGTAGATTTGCACATTGTAGCTGAATCGCCAGTAACTTTTACTGGAGTAAACAAGGCTATGCATTTCAAGCTGAACCAGCATCTCTTCAAGGATTATCCTGTTCACTATATTGATCTATCCGATCTACCAGAGAGCAGGGCAATGAAAGCCGATCCTTGGGCAATGGAAGAGGCGCAGAGACAGGCAACGCTGAAGGAGATCAAGAAGATTGATCCAGAGATTGTGATCTTTGGTGATGCTGACGAGACACCCAAGCCAGAAGTCATAGAGAAGTTCCGTAGTCTGAATTGCCATACCGCAAATCTGGAGATGGATATGCTCCTGTTCTACTTCAACAGGATTGATTCTACCCCTTGGAGATACCAGCGTATTTGCAAGTTCCAAGGCAGGGTATGTGACCGAGGTAACTGGAACCATCCCATGATTACCGATGCAGGATGGCACTTCCAGTACATGGGGGGAAAGCAGACGCTACTGGATAAGGTGAACTCCTCTAGTCATGCTATGGAAGTAGGAGGAAGAAACTTCTACCAAGCAGTTAGCCGAGGCGAGAAGCCTGGTCTTGAAGCGTGTTCCGAGTATCCAGAGGAGAAGCTACCAGCGTATGTCCGAGAGAATCGGGAACGCTTTAGCGAATGGTTCGCTTAACAGGCTTTTTTACTTTTCCTTCGTAGTTTGCATTTTCCAACTCTTGAAGGGGCATTTTCCTAATCTCCAGCCATTCCCTTGCCAGCTTCCTATTGCGTAGGTTGCTTGGATCATGGTTGTAGTTGGAGGCATTCTCCCAGAATGATGGATGCCGTTCATGGTATATGGCATGATACAATTCCCTTCCTTGGGATTGCTTGAATAGTTCACGCATGATCTTATCCCATGCCTCTCGACCCAGGATCATATCTGGGAACAGGTGATGGTTTCTACGCCACCATCCCACACGGCAAGCGAATAAATCGCACCCTCCGTACTTTTCACCAGCGATTATCTGATCATCCTTAATCGGAGAATCCAGTTTATTGAAGTCATAGCGATAGGCATATGCAGGCAGTGTCCCCACAAGCCTGTTAACGATGTTTGACACAACGCAAGTGTCGGTGTTCGTTAACACGATCACATCCTTGTCATCACGACCGACACAAGCCATTCGCATCATCTCTTTGATCAGAGGTATCTTTTTGGTTTCCTTGGGTACTACTTCAGCGGCGGTCTTCACAAAGCAGTTGTCATCTAGACCACAATCGACCCATCCGATCTTGTCCCATGTCTGCTTGGCTACGGCATTCCTACGCTTCTCCTCACCAGTTGCCCAAGGAGTTCTCTGGTAAACATGGATAATGTTGGGATGCTTTGGCTTTGCAGGAGGATTCCTAATCAATTCCAAGATCCTAGTCACATCCCTAGGGAAGTTCTTATAGCGTGTATAAGAAGCGTAGGATGGTCTCCACGGCGCACCAAACCACATGGTAGGTGAATCTGCTATGAGGGCATGGGTAGGCTTGGAAGAGGCATAAGCCAAGTGCAAAGGGCCGCTATCAATGAGAACATTACAATGCGTATTGGGATGGTCTAGGATTCCCAATAGATCAAAAAACTTCTGTGCCTTGATCTTGGTCAAGTCAATGATGTGAAAATCATCCAAGCAATGGCTAAATATCAACCACAATAGATCCCTCCACGGGAATGGCGATGAGATTCCGTCCGTTCCTACAACGATCCAAGGCTTGTCCATAGGAAGACCCTTGGTAAGTTTCTCCTCCCTTTTGGCAGACCGCTTATCGAATACCAGCGGTAACTGCTTGGGCCATGTCTCTAGCTTTCCAGCGAGGCGTAGGATGTCTTTGCCAAAAGAGTCCGTAATGATCTTGGGATGGTGATCTTGACCATAAACTTGACTAATAATGAAGTTACTATCCCCTACAACTTGAGCCGTCTTTGGCTCCAAAGACAGGCTCTTGGCAAAATCTAATGCCCCCTTTATGTCATCGAATGCTCCATTATATACAATCTTGTTGATGTAGCTTGTGCCATCAAGGATGTCTTGGAAATCCTTGGAGATGATCAGACTAGGCTTTACGCCCGTCTGTTTGAACTCATCGTAAAGTGCTGGAAGCAGGCAACATACATCACCGTATTTGCCCAGATTAAGGTATGTGTTAGCCATTTGCCTTCACATAGGCAGAATGGAAAGCCTTAGCAAGACCAGCGGCATGAACAGCAAGGGTTTTGACCCGTTCCGATCCACCCCTTGTGGCAAGTATCTCTGGAGATAATTCGCCAGATGCGGCGAGTCCTTGGACAATTGCCACCCAAGTCGCCTCTAGTGACGAATTAGCTTTGATGGTCATCTCCGTAGGATTTGGTGAACTTCTTTCTAGGCTCTTCGTCAACTGGCTTTGGGAGAGCTTTGAGTTGCGGCGTTTCGTGTACTTCCGCTTCGGCTTCGGTTGGTTGGATGGTTGCTCCTGTATCATAATCCATTGGTTCAAGTGGGCCGTACTGCTGGATGTATCGACCTAGTTCAATAAGAAGATTGCGGCGAGTGTCCAGAGTGTAGGCTAAAGCGGCCTTGTAGAACTCACTCTCTGGGCGATTGTTCTCTTGACCATCCTGCACAAGTTGCTGGAGGCCAGGGTCAGAATCAATGTGAACGGCGAATGCGTGAGGTATTTTGTACTTTTTCATGTGGTTGCTAAAGACTGAACTATCTGGAATTTCCAGAGAGTTGGCAAGAGGATTATTGCAACCCTCTTCCTGTTCTTTGCCTTGATTGGAAAGACTTCTCGTATTCTTCAATGTCGGCAGGGGTTTCAAGCCTTGTTCCAAGGAATGCGGCTGAACCAGCTTTTGCGGCGGCAGGAATAAATTCCTTTTGCGTTGCGGCTTCTGAAATAGGAATAGGAGCAAATTGCTCTTGCACAATTTCACCCCATGTCAGCCTGCGGCGACCACGATCTGGTTGCTGGCTAGACCAAGGAACAACATTTCCAAGGTAATCCTTTCCAGTTGCGCCAACAATAATGTCACGGGTAATAGGGCTAAATCCGCTTCTAAAGTATGTGTAAAGAGCATCCTTCATGGCGGCCTCCCTGCCACCACGGGCTTTTTGGATTCGTGTAAGATCGCCAAATACAGCGTTGTATTCTTGAGCAACCAACCTAGCAATGCGAGTAAATGCCCCAATGGTAGAGAGATTGTATCCAAATCCCTTGTATGCCAGCCAATCATTCTTCTTTGGGTTAAAGAAATTGATGTTCTGATTGCTTCCAGTAACAGAAAGTAGTGCTTGGTTTGCAAGCAATGTACCAGTTAGGAATCCCAAGAACTTTGCTTTATTCTTGGCTTCGTAGAATGCAGACATTCTTTCTTCTGGTGTAACTTTTGTTAAGGGATTTGCCATCTTTGCAAATGTTCCAAGCATCTTTGCAGGATCTTGAATCAACCATTTGAATCGGCTTGCAATAAGTTTAGGAGCAAAGAAAAGAACCTTTGTAATTGGGCTTTGCAGTATTCCCTTTGTTCGATCTCCACCCTTAGTAAATCCAGTTGCATTGTTAATGCTTTCAGCAAGCATTTCTGCCATCTCTGGTGTCCTTTGAGTGATGCTTAATTTTTCCCATGCTTGGTCAAACATATCTTGACGCAAATGGAAAAGAGCATCGAATCCACGACCTCCGCTAATTGTATCCAATGCCCTAGCCAAAGCAGTATCGCTTCTTGCTGGAGTTGCACCCTCTCTTCTGGTTTCCCTTGGGTCATTTTCCAATCCAGCCCTACGAGCAACAGTCCAGTTGGGTCTATAGATCAGATCCTTGTTATCAACAATGTTTTGAATGCGACCATTCTTGCCACGGAAAGAATAAGAAAGACCTTTTAACCAAGCCTTAAATGCCGCCCTTGGATGAGTATAAAGAGTTGTTGGTGCGTGAGTTCCAATGAATGCAGTCCCGTGACCAAAGATTGCCAATTTGAATGTCTTTTCAGCAAGTGATCCAAATACACGACCAACCCAACTTGCTTTCTGATTTTCCAACCAGCGTTTTGCTTCATCCAAAGCCATTTGCCTATTGCGTTGCTTCAGATACATATCATCAGAAACCTTCTTTGCTCCCTTTGGAGAAGCCAATCCTCTCCTTACTTGATCTGGAAGAAGCCCAAGGTCACTAGCTAGATCGTTTACCATCTTGTCCCAATCGCTTTCTCCTTTATCAAGGTAGAATTTCTTTGCGGTTTCCCACAAGGTTTTGACTTGTTCTGGGTTTAGCTTTTCACCAATCTTGTCTTTAGCAAAAAGATCACGCTGTTTAGCTTTTAGACGAGCATCAGAAAGTTGTTGCTTCTTTTCAGCAAGATCCTTCTCAAGTCCTTGGATTTCTTCATTGGTAACTTTTTCAACATCTTTAGGAGTAGTTACACGACCTTCCTCAATGTCTTTAATCTTTTTCTCGTATTGAGAAATACGCTTTCGGAGATTGTCTGCGGCTTTCTCGGCAAGAGTTAATGGCTTTTCGGTAAGTTTCTTTTTAAGTTCAGAGATTTGTTTTCTCTGTTGCTTTGTTTGATCCTCAAGTGCCTTAATCCTATCATTTGTTGCTTTTTGAGAAGTCTTTGACTCTGGTAGTTTTCCTTCTTTTAAGGATGCTATTTTTTCTTCATTGTCAGAAACTTGTTTTTCCAAGCTCTTGATTCGGCGATATTCTGGAGATGATTTAGACCTAATGGTTTTTACTGCTTTTTCGCCACCGTTTTCTCCATTGATTAATTCATGTGCCTTTGCCCATGCATCTTTCAAAGAAGGTTTAATTTTAGGGCCAAACTTTTCAATAAGCATTGCGGAGGATTTTGTAAAATCCAATGCAAGTTCACCAATATGCGCCCTCATTATCCTAGCAAGAGTTAAAATAATTGTAGGATCTGGCGATGACCCCATTTGATTAAGCTGTTTCCTTAATTGCTTTTCAGCTTCAGCGGCATCAGCTTTCCACTTATCAACAATCTTTCTAGCTTGTTCAAATACTTCTTTCCCAAACTTTGGTTGTGATTCAAGTTGGTTATTAAGATCACGAATCTTTGCTTCGTAGTAACTCTTCAAAGACTCTGCATCTTGACCAGTTTCTTTGGCTTGCCTTACTTCCTCAAGCGTTTGCTTTGTTTGTTCAAGTTCACTATTCAGCCTATCAATCTCATCCTTTGCCTTCTTTCCTTGTGCATCAGATAGATCAGCAATCTGTTGTTGTCCTTCCTCGACTGATTCTGGTGTCTTTACATCAACATCAGAAAGCGATTCATCCAGAGTATCACGAACTTTTTGAGTAGCCTCGCCAGCTTCTTTTATGCTTGTGTCAACCTTATCAGCAACTTTCCTAATCTGTTCATGCTGTGAAAGCGTAGGCTCTTGTCCTGTAATCTTTGTATATTCACGGGCAATATCAGCGGCATCAGAAAGATCAGTCTCGCCTTGGAATGTCCTTAAAATATCAGAAGCAATAGTTCCAGCTTCTCGTATGCCTTCGTAGTAATCTTGATATTGCTTGGCAAGATCCTTGTACTCTTTGGATTGTGGGCCAAACTTTTTAAGAGCTTCACTCACTTGTTTTGCCAATGCATTTGCATATGCTTTGGCAGTAGTAAGAGCATTAAAGTCACCTTGCTTGGCTTTCTCTAAAGCATTGAAAGGATCAGCACCATTTCGTAAATTGGCATTTCCTTGTTCAATTATTCCAGCCCTAGAAGTGCCTTCTCCAGCAGGAACGGGGGATGTAAGGATTCCCCTACGAACTTGATCTTCTTGATCCTTTGTGCGAATGGAAATCTTTTCTGGAGTTTCCTCGGTAGTAACGGGAGGCTTTACTTCAGCAACGGGTGGCTTTGGCTTTCCTGTGGCAGATGCGTAAAGATCAGATGCCTCACGGGAGGTGATGCCAGGGAACTTCCTAGACAGGATGTTTTGCATCTCTTGCTCTGTGATAGGTTCCATCTTACCTTTGGCAACCGCATCGGCAACTTTCTTGGCAAAAGCCAATCTTTCATCCTGTGCCTTTGGCTTGAATCGCTCATCAGCACCAATGTCAATAGATCCACGCTCGGCGGCTCTTTCTAGGATTCTCCCTCCACCAGTAGAGATGGCATGGTAGATCTGACGCAGATACTTACGGACACCATCTCCAAGGCGTGAAGCCATATCCCTAGACCAATCGGCAAAGGATTTTCCAGCTTTGGAAAGCGATTTTGCTACATCGACAACTCCATCATAGATGATCTTTGGAAAATCGGTAAATGCCGCTTCGCCGCCCTTTCTTCTTGAATCAAACCAATCTTGAAGCTCTTGGTTCCTTTCTTGTTCAAACAATTCGGGATTAGTTGTGCGTAATTTTTCGGTTTCCTTTGCTCTGTTGAGAACCTGTCTTCCTAGTTTTTCAAGTCGCGCCTCTTCAGCTTGCCTCTTTTCAGCGGATTTTGATGATTGCTCAATACGATTCCATAAATCGGATGCGGTTGAACCCTCTGGCATCAATCCTTGATCGACCAATGCCTCTACTGCTGTATCAATAGGTTCTCCTCTAGTGCTATAAATCTGTGAAGCGTGACCTTTATTGATGGTTGGAGCATCATCGTAAACACCTCCTCCTTCTTTTATTTCACCCTTTTTAACACGCCTCAAGTATTCGGACTTGGACATGATTGGGTTTTCTTGGAGGTATGCCATTACAGGGTCAATTCCAAGGTATCCACCTTGAAGCTCTCTAGCACCCCTCTTAACGCTAGGAATCGGTTCTGGAGGGTTGTCGTGATGGTTTGCTTCTCTTTCTATTGATGAAAGCAATGCCTCAACATCTGGATCTTCGCCAACTTCCATTTGCTCCCTAAATTTATCAACGGCGGCTTTTAGGTACTTGTTTTTTTCTTTCTTTGCCACTTCAGCGGCGGCATCAGCAAAATCTCCATGCGTCCTAATTTCGTGATAGAATCGGTTTAGGAGATCGGTGTACGGATTGGTTGGCTTTGGAGCCTCACCCAAAGGAAGCTGTTGCTCTTCCTCTGTGCCTACGGTTGGATTCTCTGGCTCTGGAGCCATTGTCTCTCCAGCCAGATTGAATGGTAGCTCTTTCTCTTGGAAAAGGTTTCCTTCTCCATGAGTTTCAATTGTTGGAGTAGTTGGCTTTTGCTCAATAGGTGATTCTATTTTTTCTCTTGGTATATTTGCCTCTTTTCCATCTTCAAAACGAACTGGAACACGACCGAATGAAGTAGTTCCTACAACTTTTCCATTTTTTCCTTCTACGGAAACAGGCTTTCCCATGTAGTTAGATGATTCACGCTTTTCTTTTGCAATCTTTTCTTTAGCGGTAAGATTTCCAGTAAGATCGCGTTTTCTTGCAGATGCTTGCATTCCCAATGCTTTAAGCTGTTTTGGAATCTGATCTATAGATGGGCCGTTGCGATTTTCTATTGCCGCTTTGTAATCATCCTCTAGTTGCTTTCTTTTCTTTTTTACAAAAGCATCTACCTCTTCTACTGTTTGAGCTTGGTAAACGCTGTAATACTTGGATACATCTACTTCTTCTTGGGGCTTTTCTTCACCTTGCGGGGCAGGGACTTCTGCTTCGTTTTCTGCGCCCACTCCTTCGCCCACGGCTGGTGCGTTGCGAACGCCCACTTCTCTTGCGCCTTGCTTCTGAACGGACTCATTTTGTTGTGTAGGTTGTGCTGGTTCTTCAGCAGATGGTTCTCCATACAATACAAGTTCCCTTTGTTTCAAAAGTTCAACTTGCTGTAAACGATTTTGATCAATTCTATCTTGAATTTGCCTCCTTCCAACGCTCCCTTGTGGATATTTTGGAAGCTCTTCAATAACAAGCCTATTGTTCTCGTTTGTAAGATCTTGAATCTGTTGGTTTACATCGGACGCTACAGGAGCTTCAGCGGGTTTGTTTAATGCATCAATCTGTTGCTGAATTGCAGTATGCTCTGGCGATCCTTCGTCGTGGAACGCCTGTTCAATGGTTAGACTACGCAAATCATTCGCAGGAGTTTCAGCAACAAGAGCAGGAGCTTCTTCTGTTGGCTTTGGAGCTTCTGGGATAGGAGCTTGGGAATCAGCGGATGCGAGAATCTGTGCCTCACGCTCGTTGACTACGGGATTAGCAGAGGGAGCCACCTCTGGAGCAGGGCCTCCAAGTTGAGCGTCAGCTTTTTTCTTTGCTTCTGCGCTTGCTTCCATCCCTGTGGACAATCCATGCAATGCACCAAACAGAATATCTTGAGTAGTTCCTTCGGCGGTAAGCATCAAGGGCTGACCTTCCAATCCTCGCAATCCAGCGGATGTTGCCACATTAACTCCAGCGGCGGCGGCTCCTCCAGCTAATCCTTTAACAAGAGGAGTTGCTTCTTTGAGTAATGCCCCTGTAGCTTCTGATGTCAACTTGCCGCCAACAAGGTATGCTCCAAGTTGGGGAACGGTTGCTACAGCGGCTTGGCTTCCAGCCTCATGCCCTGCATCATCAATTGACTTTTGATCAGTAATGCCTTGCTTTTTAAGTTCATTAACCTTTGAATCGTATGCTTCTGCATATGCTTGATTTCCAGCTTGAACAGCAGTCAATGGAATACCTAATCCACCAGTCAACATTGCTGGAGCCATTCCAAAAATGCTACCCAATCCACGACCGATTCCAGCGGCAGTAGATGCATCTTGCGGATTTGCGTTGTAAATAGTCTCTGCTTCCTTTGATGCTTGAGACATCAAATTAGCTTGCTGTGCGGCTTCTTGCCTTCTTGTTGCAAGGTCGGCTTGCTCTTGAGGTGTAAATTCTTGCCCACCAAGAGTAGCTTGCTTCTGAACTTGAGTATTCTGAATCTGCTGTTTTAGCTGATTAATGCGGTTTTGATCATCGGCTGTAGCAAATCCTTTTTTGGCAACAACAGATTGAAGGCTATTTAATGCGGCTTGTTGATCTGCAATAGATTTATCAAAAGTTGCAGTTGCTTCTTCTGGTGTTTGTTCAGCCCTAGATAACCCTCTTAATTCACCGCCTATAGTGTTGATTACGCTTTTGGCGGCGGCGGCGGCAAACTGATTTGGCAATGCTTGATACCAAGGTTGTGAAGGAACATAATCTGGCCCGACATCACCAAAAGTTTGTGCTTTTCCAGTATTTGTAGGAGCAGTCCCAAAGCTGGCAGGAGTTTCTTGTGAAGGAATCAGATCAGCAAATGGATTATCGGGCAATCCCTTGGATGCTTGTGATTGGAATGCGGCTCCAGTAGATTGGGATGATTGATCGTTCTTTGGGATCAAATCAGCAAAGGGATTCTCCATCTGTTGCTGTTGCGTCTGTGATCCTTGCTGAATCCTTCCAAGGCTAGTATAAGCACCTTCTCCCTCTGGAACCTTTCCAAAGTTCTTTAGCAATTCACCAACCCCACCAGCAGTCTTTGGAATCTGATTAGCAGGGACTCTTCCCACAGGAACTAGATTCCTTTGACCAGAAAAACCCGTGTATTGTGAGGGAGGAGTGTAAATATCAATGACATTGGGATTGGCATTCCCATGCTTGTCTCCAGCGACATATGCCTCACCAGTATCGGCATCCTTGAAGATTGTTCCTATAGGGTAAACATCTGGATTTACGGCTACAACACCTGGAGCCAACTCGTTATCTGAAGATCCGTGACCTTGCGCTGTTCCAGAATCATACGACTCATCAGCACCTCCCACAGAAGCAGGAATGCTGTAGGTAGTAACAGGCGTAGGACTAGCAACAGGGAGATTGATTACACCGCCCTGTTCTGACCCTCTTTGGGGAATTAGGTCGGCAAACGGATTGTCTCCCATAAATTATGCTGTTTCTTTTGCGCTCTGGTCTTCGGTTTGGTCTTCTGTATCTGGTTCGACAACTTCTGGTTCTTCTGCTTCCGCTACATTGCCTTGAACAGCACCAGCGGCGGCAGGGAGTTGTGATCCTCCACCCGAAAGGGGAACGCCTGTATTAAAGCTAGGATTAATTTGAAGTCCAGCAGGAAGTTGAACAGGAGCTTGCTTTGCTGGAATAGCTGATGGTGTAGTTATTGCAGGAGAAGATGTTTTTGTTGCAGATCCAAGTGCCTTGTATTTCTCAAGAACTTTTTTAGGATCAGCACCAGCGGCAATTGCTTGTTTTGCCATCAATACATTCTCAAAATTAGGATCAGTTACTCCAGAATCCTGCTTCATTGCTTGGTATTTATTCAAAGCAGATGCAAATTGCGGAACATCTTCTCCAGAAAGGAATTTATCAACATTATCCCTATTGTTATCCCAAATAGCATTAAGATCCTTTCGGTACTTGTAAGTATTGGCGGCTTGCTGTCCACCTGTCATTGGTCTAGCTCCAGCACCAGCGGTTCCTCCTGCTTTGATATTTGCCCTCATCAATGCACCTTGTTGGGCGGCAAGTGTCCTCAACCCATGTTGAGTTTGGACATTCGCCATGTTTGCAATGTTTACGGCATGACTAGCCATAGGCGCAAGCAATGGATTCTGTGAAGCAATCATGCTGGCTCCATAAACATCACTAAGACCAGCGGAATCACCAGAGGCAATCTTATCAAGACCCTGCTTATACTGTTGTTGCAACATGGGCAACATAGCCTGTGCAGATTGAGTTGCGGCATGGTTCTCAATTGAATGACCAATTTGCTGACCAAGACCAGCAAGAGAATTAACCACTTGCTGGTTTCCAGCCATCACATTCCCAAAATTGTAGTATCCGATTGGCATATTATTGGAATCCTTGGTTATAGTAGCCAGACTGACCGCCACCAGAGTAGTAAGCAGGAATAGCACCAGCACCAAAAGCGGCTTGTACAGCGGCAGGAGTTTCATAGAAACCACCAGAACTCATCATATCGGAACCAAATTGGTTTCCATATGCTGAAGATCCTTGTTGTGGCCCTAGATTGCCAAGTTTATTATAGTAGTTAGCAGTATTTGCGGCATTAAATCCTTGCAGACCTAATCCAGCACCAGCTAGTCCAAGTGCTTGCTGATTCTGCTGTTGTGCAACATTAGCTCCATATTGGTTAGCTTGAGACTGATACAGATTCTCGGCATTTTGATCAGCAATATTAGCACCGAATTGAGCCGCATTAATGTTTGCCTGTGCAGACTGATACATAGGATTGAATCCTGCCAACGCACTCGACAAACCTTGAGTATTGGCTTGAAGACCAAGACCAAGACCTTGCAATCCAAGAGCTTGCGATTGGAGTCCAGCTTGGAGTCCAACAGTAGGAGATACCACCATTTGATTGGCAAGTTGTTGCCAAGTCGGGGCGGCACTCAATCCGAATTGGGAAAGACCAAGGCTAGTTTGACCGATGTTACGGGCAAAGTTTTGGGGAGCCTGTCCTCCACCAGAGAAAAGATTGAATCCTCCACCAAGGTTCTGTGCAACAGTACGATTAATCTGTTGCTGAACATCTTGGGGAACTTGACCTTGGATGTAAGCATTAAGCTGATTCTGTGCAAGTTGCCTCTGTGCTTGTGACCCTGGTGTAACCGCTTCTTGGTTGGCAATGTTTGCCGCTGTTCCTCTCTGTGCAAAATCTATTCCTTGATTTGCGGCGGTGTTGTAAATGTTTTCTGGCGTGTATTGTTGCGCCTTTTGTGAAATCCCAAGGTCGGCATTGTAAATATCTTGACCTTGATTATAAAGCTGTTGGGCAAATGGCTGAAGTCCAGCCGCCCATTTCTGTTGAGTATCTACAAACGGAGTTGCGGCGGCGGCATTGTAAGTAGGGAAGGAACTAGACCCTCCACCACCTCCTCCAAACAATTTTCCCAATCCGTAAGAAGCTCCAGCACCGGCAATTCCTGTTGCGGCGGCAGTTCCAATAGTAGCAAGCGTTTCATACACGGGCATCTGCTGATGCTTGTATTCAGCAATAGTCTGTGAAGGGATTACGAAACGCATGGCAATTCTAGTTCTTTATTAGAGTGGATTAGGCTAGGGCTGATGTCTTTCCTCCATTGATTAAACTGCGGAGAATCGCTATCAATCAAAGGATTATCGGTTCTTTCAGCAATATTTAACACAATCTCATCTGGATCTTCAATATCATTCGGATTGGCATGGCAAGTAACCCATGTTGTGTCCTCAATATTCCAAAGGAATCGTTTGGTGTTTGGTTTTGTAATTCCCATGTCACCGCCCTGGTACATCGCTTCTTGCTCAAATCCACCATCTGGAGACTCTTTAAGAACAGCAACTTTTCCTTTTAGGATAAAAAACGGGTGCGTTGTCTTGTGTTTCATTGAAACTACAAAACTATTTGCTGGCATGAATATCTTGCGAACGTAAAGACCCTTTGGGAAAAAATGCTCTAAAGGCAAATCAATAGGAGGAAGGTTTGCCATTTCAGCTTCCACACGGTCAAATGCAGATATTTCAGCTAAATCTTCCATATCAATAAGGCCATGAAGCTCCATCGTCCCAAGCATATGTCGGGATCAGAGCGTTGAGCATCATGTTGTTTGGGAACTGGCGAATAACACTACCAGTAGGCTCTTCTTGGTCAGCAGTCTCCCTATTGACTTCAAAGATGGCATTCTGCAACGACACATTATAAAGCTGGTCGCTACCCTTGTTCTCACGATAGACAACTGCCATGACAGCAGAGATCATCGCTTCGGGCGTAAACTCTACTTGATCGGTAAGGTTGTATAGGTCTTGGTAATTCTTCTTGCAGTACAGGATCACTGAATCCTTGACGCATCCCTTAATGGCATACCTACGGAAGCTAGGGTTGATGTCGTAAGGCTGATAGATCGACAACAGCATCTGTGCTTGGTTGTCGGGGTCATATGCGTAAAGCCTTACCCTTCCTTTGGTTTGACCCTTGGTGACTTGGAAAACAGACTTAAAGAAGTTGGTTGAGTAGGTGTAGGCAGGGGCTAGTCCAAGGGTAATCGTCTCACTAATCCTTGTTCCATAAGCATCGTCTCCAAAAAAGGTAATCTCCGTACCAGCATCCAGCGGAGATTCTGACTCTATGCAAAGCTGATATGGTGCGAGATCATAATTCTGGAAAGTGATGTGATTGCCACCAATTTCAATAAACTTCTTGTTTCCACCATTCCAAGCATATGCTTGACCCCATCCGTTACCATACCCACCGCTTGCGGCATCACCCCATGTATCTTGTGGTACACTCTGATACCATTCATTTCCTAAACTAACGGGAACTCCATCAATCCATGCCAAGCGTACTTGCTTGTAAACGCTAGGAAGCGTCAGGATTCCATTGACACACTTGATGCAGACATACTCGCAAAGGCTATTCTGATCGACCTTGTTCCAAAGCAGACTTCGCCCTTTGTTCATGTATTGCAACTGCAATGTTTGGTTGCAAGTACCGCTATTCCCTGCATAGGGACGGATAGCGTTTAGAATTGTGGCTACATCGTAGAGCATAGGATTAGATCATTTCACCACGGGTAATCGGACTACCAACGATGTTGCGGGTAGGTCTTAATTTCGGGCCAGTAGTCGTTTTGACATCACCAAGTTTGATGCTTGGTGCAGTCTTGACAGAAAGCATACGGCTCCTCATCGACCCTCCTGTGGAAAGTTTTGGCAATTTCATATTATGCACAATAGAATTTTTGAAGAGTATAGGACAATTGTATAGCTTTTCTCATATTTTCAATGTGTTTGCTAGACTTTTCCCTTCCTTTCCAGAATTGCGACATTTTCTTTCTGCTTTCTAAAGAATGGTTTTTACCAAAAAAAGAGTTTTTATTGCCGCTTTGATTTAGCGACATTTTCTCTTTTGTTTTAGTTGAATGTATCTTTCCTTTTCCAGCTTCAGCTATTTTTAGTTTTGTTTCCTCAGAAACAATTTGACCATCTTTTCCCCCACCTAAAAGGTTGTAACCAAATTTGCGATTTATAGTTTTGTATTTTTCAATCCACTCTATTTCTCGCCAGTTCAGTAATTCATGAGGGCAAAACTCTAAAACAGAAAACTCAAAGGAATCTTCTCCATCTTGATTCCAAGCATTCTGAAAATGTCCGTTTCCGTTTGATCTGTTATTTAGAGTCCAAATATGATGCGTCTTGCGATCAAACATAACGACACTCTGCCCGATATATCTCTTTCCGTTTTTCTTATTACGGAAACAATATATACCTGAGCTAGAGGCCATTAAAGGAAATCGCTATTAAAGGGGCTACCCTTACCCATAGAAGTCTCATTGGCAGGGCCACCTACAGAAAACGCTTTCTGATTGGACTCACCAATGGATTTGATACGGGCGGTACGGGCATCCTTGTACGCACGAATGGCAGGGATGTCGTTTTTGATCTGAACGCTCTGCATCGGTTGAGGCATTGCGTGATCAAATACAATACCCCTTTGGGTCTTATCGACCGTGTATTGTACGCCGTGAGAGGCCATATTATTTCTTGGAGGAACCACGACCTGGCGAGGTCGGTTCGGGCTGGAGCTTGCCGCTGTAGAAGATTCCGCTGAACTCGTTACCTTTAGGATGATTGCTCATTCCTTCTTTGATGGTTCCACGAGTGCTGAATCCTTCGCTCTGGAGCTTGGGCTGTGTAGCACGATTAATGTCTTTAGCCATAATATTGTTTTGGTTAATTGTTAATGCAAGTATGCGGTTTAATTTATAGTAGAGTTGCTTGCCTCACGCAAGGCTTTCCTTTTTTGCTCTCTGATTTTTGCTTTAGCCCTCATTTTCTGTTTTGTTTCTTCTGAATGCACCCTATTCAATCCAGCTAACGCAAGGTTTTTCCTGTGTTCTATAGAAAAAGGCTTTTTAGATTTTCCTTTTTGGGCATTGCTTATCTTTTTTCTTGTTTCATCTGACCTTTTTAATCCCTTTGATGATAGAGATATTTTCTTTTTGTGTTCTTCAGAAAGTTTTTTCCCCTTTTTTGCCAAAGACATCTTTTGTCTACTTTCTTGAGAAATTCTCATCATTAAACCACCGCCTAGATGAATATTGTATCCATAGTTTCTATTGGCACTATTAAAATAATTGATCCAAGAAACCTCCCTTACATCCATCATGTCTATATTACATTCTTCTAATACGTAAAATTCAAAAGATAACTCTCCATATTTATCCCAAGCACTCTGTAGATACTGATTTTTATGTTGTGCTTTTCTCAACAACAACAAATGGCTGATTTTTCTTTTTGCTATATTGGAACTTTGTCCAATATATCGTTTTCCATTTTCTAAATTATGCCAGCAATATATGCCAGAGACAATCATTACAGAACCGATAAATTATAGACGCTCCAAACAATGGAACTTATGTTTGAACCGCTTGGACAGTTGGCGAAAAACTGAAAACCAGTCGTTGCAATAGTACCAGAAGAAATGCTCCAAGCAGGAAAAGCCGTAGGAGTTCCTGTAGCGACGAAATAAATGTCAATCTGATATGCGGCACTAGCCATAGCTTTAGGAAATGAAACCGCATAGGTTCCGATTCCAGTAGTGATGGAGGTAATGCTTCCAGTTTGGTAGCTTACGGCATCCAGTTGGTTCTGAATGGTTAGAACATTCTGCTGAAGGGTTTGAATCTGTTGCGGGGTAACTTGATTCAGACCAGGGATATTAACCGTACCGTTGTTTAGATACAGAGTGGTAAATGAATTAAGCACATCGCTCCAAGTTCCTTCGGGACAGAAAGTTGAAGGAACCGTAGGAAACAAAAGCTGTGCTGGAGAACTCTGATTATCCATAGTTATTTAAGGTATAGGGATATTTCAACTTTATTGCAACACTTTAAGCGCAAGTGGATGACACAAAATCGGGAAGCGGAACAATGCGATAATATGTCAAATCACATTGGCAAGAGCATTGAACAGGTGTCGGATCATTAAAAAAAGTATCTGGGCAATCACCTTGGGGAAGGTCAAGGGAGTCATTGAAGATGCCAGATAGTCGAACCCTATCCACAATGCAGGAACCAGTTACTTCAATCTTTAGCTGGAACTCTGCACCTTCTTGTGGGCTTATCTGTGAGAAATACTCGCAATCGTTAATGTCTGGAGTAGGGAATTTAAGCTGTTGGTAACGAGGCTGTGACAATGCAGGGACACAATTCGTTGTTACAGGAGTGCATTCATCCACTCCAATGGTGATAGGTCTGGATAGCGTTGTGTAACAGGGATAAGAATCTGGTCTAAATTCGCAAGCTACCGTCACGGCTTCCTTGAGATTGGAGATCCATACTTCTCCACCAGCAAGCTGTTTACGGACAAATCGGCTTGCACCAGGATTTGGCGTAAAGTCAAACCTCTTGGTTACAAAGTACGATTTGATTGGTACGCTTCCATAGACTTGCGAGTAATCGTCAATACCAGTTAGCAGTACGCTACTATTCTGAAGCTCGTACAAGCGGTTCTTGTTGTCTCCATCAAATGAGAAACAGAATCCACGCTGGACTCCCTTGATTTGGGCAGTAAGAAGTTGTGTAGGTTGTGGCCCTTCCCAGAGTCCATTCCATTTGGTCGGGAGTGATGCTCCTGGATCAATCTGGCTTTCCTGCTCCACATCCAAAACAATCATTGCCCTGCTAGGACGATGCAATCCGTATTGATCGGAAGTAGAAACCGTGAATGGGGAAACGGTAGCAATCAGTCGGTTGTCGAAGAACATTGCCGATTCAAATTGCCTTAACCAAGGGGTATCATAGTTTACCCAAGGCTGTACTTCTCGACTAATCTTACGGAATGCCAGAGCATTGTAGAAATCTACCTGTGCGTTGTTGTAGAAAGCCCATCCGTCATCAGAACGGAAATACACATCATTGTTGACTCCGCAAATGCTCCAAGGAGAACGGCAACCACGACCAATAAGGGATACTTTTTGAATGTTGCTGGCTTGCCAAGTTGTCCTGTCTTGGGAGAGATCCAAGGTAAAAGATCCATTTTCACAGAAGACAACCAATTCACCTTGTCCACGAACATTGATGTTCAAGGACGGCATGACTCTCATCCCTGTAATTACTCCAAGGTTTGCAGGGGGAGTGAACGATCCACCTTCAGCCCAATAAGTTTGCTCCGTAAAGTTTTGAGTATTGGAAGTAGTGGTGAATCCGTTTCCGTAGATGATGTCGGAAACATAAATGTTATTGAACTTATCGCTTACAGCTACCCTTCCGTAAGCATATGCCATGATGGTTCCAATCGGCATTTGTTGTTTGGCAGGGTTAAGCCTGTACACATTTCCTGTCTGCTCTGGAGTTATTTGCGGGTTGCCAGATGAAGTAGTAGCAATGTTTGACCAAGGGGTAGAAGATCCATCGGGATACAATGATCTTACTTGGAAAGAATATTGCGTTGTGGAATTACTGGTTGAATAACTAAAATAATCCTGTCCATATGCAATGGTTGCAAATGTAGTAAAAACATTGCCAGAGGTTTGAACTTGAAGTTCCGTAAAGGTTGCGCCAGGTGCATTGTCAGTCCAAGTTAGTTCAATGCTTGTTCCATTAATTCCCTGTGCTTGGAGATTTGTCGGCGCACCAGAAATGATTCCATTCCATGCAATAGGATCTTGGTATCCATTTTGGACATAGATCCAATCCTCGGCTTGAACAAACCAAGTGTGCATCATGTACGGATCATTGCCATCAATGAGTTTGTACAATGTGCAAATGTTATTAACTATGGAAAGAAAGTAAATAGTGCCAGCAACGGAGCAAACAATTCCATCAGTTGATCCAGATTTTACTGCACGATACGGATAAGCACCTTGGAAGTTACCCGTTTGGAAATCAGTCAAGATTTGGGGGTCTTGACCATACGCTACATTGATCTGGAGATCCGTAAACGGGGGGCGTGTTGCATTTACACCTTGTCTGAAAGAACGATTTACGCAGGAAGAGACATAATTCGGAGGAAGGTTTGATGGATGCGTTTCTGCATCCATTGCAACCGTACTGGTTGTTCCATCATAGACTCTCCCATCTTGAGCCATGATTTATTAAATAGCCGCATTAGCCGTAATTGCGGCTTGTACTGGTTCAATAGCGGCAACAAGTTGCTCGGTCGTAGTAGCGGATGAAATTGAAGATTGTGCATTTGCAACCAATGTTTTCCAGTCGGCATCGGCAAGAATATTAGAAAGACCAGATAGCGTTTTTACAGCACGATGTGCATATTCGTTATACACAATTTGGTTAAGTGTATTGGTTTGTTGGTTTTGGGCTTTTGAAAAATCCAATACTGCACCAAAAGTTTGATCAAATACATATGAGTTAAAAAATGTATTATCAATGTTTAATGATTCAACAATTGCATATGTAGCTCCAGCAGGAACATCTTTATCAGCAATTTGTTGAATACTTAAAGATGGGTCTGCGGGTATGATGACCGCAACCCGTCCGTTTTCTTGTGGGTAGGTGATGAAGGGCATAAGATTAGTTTCCGAAGACAACAGCGTAAAAGTTTGCACAATCTATCAATCCTGCTCCTGATGTTGCATTATGAGTAACTCGCACTTGAGTTGCGCTTTGCAAAGTTGGTGCAGAGGAAGAACTAGTCGATGTAACTTGAGATGTTGCTCCATATGAAGTGGCGTATCCAAACGCTATTGCATAATTCGCATCAGCCATAGCCGTTGCAAAATTCACCGTATAGTCTCCTGTCCCGTTCTTTGTAATCGAGGAGACATTGTAACTTGCACGGGGAGTAATCGGAGTTGAAAGGGTTCCATTGAAATTTACCCACGCTTTGGCATATTGAACAGCTTGACCAGGTGAACCAACTATAGATGAAAGATTAATAGCCATATTAAGAAACGATTATATACCAAGATGTGTTATTGTAGTAAAGAGTAACTTGCCAGTTTCAAACATTGCAAATGAAATTTTGAACCAATCCTTGAATTGTGCTTCCAGATGAAGGAGCAATTGTCAGATTGTTTGTACCCCAAGATGCCTTGGCATCGGCAACCGTGATAACAGTTCCATTGTTAGGGGCAGAAGGGAGTGTAAGCGTCCAAGCACCAGCAGAAGTATCAGCGGCAATTGATTGGTTTGCCGTAGCAATGTAATTACCAGACTTATAAATGTAGCTCTGGGTAATCGAAGGGGTAGATGCAATTGGATTACCAGAGGCATCAAAAGAAACAAACTGACCAGACAGACCAGTAAGCTGGTAAACCGTATTTGCCGCAAGAGATCCATCAGCAGATGGGCCTGTTTTGTAAACAATGCCTTGGTTGGGAAGTATGCTTTCAATCGTTCCCCAAGTAGCTGTGCTACCAGAAGGTGTTACAACAGGGAATTGAGTTTCCGTAGATGTGCTAGGAATAAATCCAGAAAGCTGACCAGTAGGAGTAATGGCTTGAATCTGACCAGACGAGATTGTTGCCTGTGCAGAAGAGGAAGATCCAAGGAAAACAGGATTTGCAACAGATGTGTCTCCCCATTTAACAAGACCCGTTGAAGCATTGTAAAAAAGGATACTGTTGGAAGACAGCGTAGGTACGGTGTATTTGCAGTAAGCAGAGTCTTCACCCACGACACGCTGGATAGTTCCAGAACCAAGGGCTGTGCAATAAGTTGGGAAATTAGGGTTACAAGCGGAAGGTGCATACTGAACAGTATTGCATCCGCATCCTCCACCCCATCCGTTGTTTGATCCGCAAGACATAGATTAAAGAGTTGTATGTGTTATTAATGTGATTGTCAATTAGGAACAATCAGTTGCCTGTATCCAGTTCCTCCGCTATTGGCAGATCCAACAGATGCGGCTATACATTCAAGTTGACCAGTTGATGATCGAAGTACAACATAAACAACAGAGCTTTGGGTAACTTGCTGAAGGTTGGGAAGATAAATAGGAGCCTGTGCTGAACCATCACCCCAACGCGTTGTTGTTCCATCGTAAACAAGCCAGCTTGCATTAAGCGGTGTATTTAGGCGTGTAATCTGGTTTCCGTTCTGCCAAATAATAGGACTTGGCCCTCCACTTACAGGAGGAAGTATGCTAATTGGAACTTGTGGATGACACACCATATAGATCAGACATTAATTTGCCAAGTTGTTCCAGTATAATACAAAATTACAAGCCAATTGCTAGTATTGCATATTAGATTTTGAACAGATCCTTGAATGGTATTTGCACCACCTGGAGCAATCGTCAGGTTATTTGTTTTCCAATTGTTTGCGGCATCAATAACCCAAACAGTACTTCCAGTAGCAGGAGAAGTCGGCAGGGTAAGCGTCCATGCAGAGCTTGCTGTGCTTGCGGCAATGTAGCTATTTGCTGTAGCCGTAGTTGTTGTAGAAGCGGCAGTCCATGTAACTCCAGCAGTTGCCCAAGTGGGAGCAGAAGTGCCATTAGATTGCAAGAATTGACCAGTTGTACCAGCCGCAAGGAAAGAAGTAGCTCCAGATCCCGTATTGTAAGGAACTTGTCCAGCCCCTCCACCAGCTAAATTGGTAGCAGTAGTGGCGTTGGCAACAGCAGTTGAACCAATAGTGGAAACTACTTGCGATGCGGTTGCGGCAGTAAATGCAGAGGTTCCATTTCCGTATGCCAATCCAGTTAGTGTATTAACACCAGTACCACCATACCCTGGAGTAACAACCGCACCATTCCAAGTAGCTCCTGTAATTGATCCAGTATAGTTAAATGTATTAGTTGACCAAGATACATTGGCTGGACTTGAGAAATGATAATCCCAAGTTCCAGCGGCAGTTGCATTAGTAAGCAATACTAGAGTTACATAACCTCCAGATGGAATTCCTCCAGAAATAATAGAAGTTCCAGAATTGTTATTTAACGCAATTACTCCGCTACTTTGATTATTATTGAAAGTAAATGTTGCTCCGCTTGGCAAAGTAGTAGCATTTGGAAGCTGGAATACTTGTCCTCCAGATCCAGTTACATACCAATTTTGTTGGGAAGATGCCGTTAAAGTCTGAGTAGTTCCACTAGCTGTAATCTGGCTATAACCTTCAAAAATACAATTGGTGGTTATATTTCCATTGGACTCTCTTAAAACAACAGAATTTACTCCGCTTGAAGAAGTAACTCCAGTTCCTCCATATGATACTCCAAGAGTTCCCCAAGTTGGCGAACCCGTACCTCCAGATAGCAAGGGTTGTCCAGTTGTTCCAGCGGCAGTATATGCAGTTGTTCCAGTTGCGCTCTGCCAAGGAAGCACACCAGCAGAACCTCCTGCAAGATTGGTTGCAGAAGTTGCAGTACCAGAAGGAACCCAAGTGGGAGCATTGCCAGCGCCTTGCGATGTTAAAACATATCCAGATGTTCCAGCATTAAGAAATGTAGTAGTTCCAGAAGCAGATTGATAAGGAATATAACCAACTCCACCACCAGAAAGGTTTGTTGATGTTGTTGCCGTACTTGC